GTAAGTCTGGTGTTACCTTTTGAGTTTTCTACAGCTCCAATCTCAGATCCCTCTGTAGATCCGAGCCTAACATTCATTGCGTCAATGTACTCTCCAGGACGAATCAATCGTTCATCCACAGACTTATTCATTACGCCTCTAACAAAATTCTGAGTTGTCTTCAATTTACTTTATTACTTTATCCTGACCACGCAAATTCATAAGCAATCGACCAGGGTGAATGTTACTGATTCTTATCTTAGCGTTTCTTAGTAAAGCCGACTTGTCTTTCTGGGCTCTTCTAACCACATACTCTTGTACCCCAAACCTGTTATTCAAGATAGCATATTTAATATAAGCATACACATATTCTTCAAACATCTTGTTAACACCTATCTTACTATCATCAACCAAAGGCTTATACGTGTTGTCGTCTTGCTCCACATATTGCAGCTCGTACATTCCATCAGAAACATACTCTAGAACAACTGATTTGCCCTGTAGTCCTGAACTAAAGTTTATTACCCCTCCCTTTTTGTCGATCTTAAATGTGGGGTTTGCATTGGCTGTCTCGGTGTTTAACCCAAACCTAGCTCCAACTGCATATTCAAAATACCAGTTACCATCATAACAATAACCCTCTTGTCCATCAAACGGACTATTATCGTTTAGGTATATGCTTGGGGTTTGGTTTGTTATCCTAGAAAGAGTAACCTCTCCAAACTCAGGTTTAAGCATATCACCCTTTTCGTCAAACAATATTCTGAATTTATTATCCTGAAGATAACCTTCACTGTAATTTACCTGAATATTTTCTGTAAGCGGATAAAGAACTCCATCTTGAAAGTAAGATATTCTAATCCAGTTCACGTAATCAGGCGGAAGAACAAATCTAAGTCCGTCAGAAACGTCAAGCTGTAATACCTTAACCTCCTTGAAGGCGTCGTAATTTAACTCCTGTATAGCTCTTTTGGCGTGGAATAAAACTTGGTATCTAGATATGTTGTTAACTAGCTCATGATCTCCTTGATACATAAGCATAAAGTTATTTACCACATCAGGTAAAGACACATACTGATATGACCCCCAGTTCTCATCTTCTGGAGCTGTAAAGTCAGGGTTTACTCCCTGGTTTTCATAATACTGCCATCCTGATAAATATGCCATATCTTATTATTTTTCTTCTAGTTCTTGCTGATTCTCTTCCGATTGAGCGTATGTAACTATATCTCCTTCTCGTATAGATATTCCAGCGTACTGTAATATTTTATAGACCAAGTTTATTGAGTCACTAGATGGGAGCTCAAAGTCTTGATAGTCTGATTGGCTTGGGTCAAACATAGGCTCTCCCCCAGCAAGAGACTGAAAAGTCCACTTTGGAACTTTAGGATATCTTATGTACTGTGCCTTGATAAGGTCCGCAGCATTAATTGTTTCTGGATAAATAGTTATCTTATCTCCTTGTAATGTGTATGCCGGGAACGTTAAGTTAGGCGCTGTTAAATTAGAGGAAGACAGATACAAAATCTTTGATTGAGAAACCCTCTCTACCTCTGTAGTCCCATATATAACTTTGTTTACTAAATAATAAGACCCCTTTGTTGAGTTAGGATCTGTGGGTAGAGTGTACTTGTTGGCTGTATCATGAGCTAAAGTTTCCAGCATAGAGAAAGAATCAATAACCTCCTCTAAACCTTTCTTGATATCAGCATAACCTGACCCAGATCGTCTAGCGTTTTCTGAGTTTATTTGGCTATTAAACTGATAGAAATAATCCTCAAATATATCTAACTGAGCTTGCTCCGCAAACAGATTAAAATCTGATGGAGTTATATACCCGTAATTATTTTTATTGATTACAGCGAGTACTGTGTTTCGTACCTCATTAATCATCTTCTAACTTTTGTACAAAGATAAGAAATAAAAAAAAGCACTCTAAAAATAGAGTGCCTCTTTGGTTGTCTCATTTTTGTTGTTAGTCTAAATTCTTTTCTAACAATTTATATGTCTCAATACCATCGTCACTAACAAGGTAAGATGATACAGTATACATCGGCTCTTCTCCGAATGGAACTGTAAGCATTTTGGTTTTGTTAGACTTCAGATTGAAGTACACATCACGACCTTTGTTTCTTAAAGAAATAATATTCTGATCAAAACATTTAGCAACCATGCTGTGTGTTTTAATCATAGGGTCATTTACTGCATCTAGAAAATCAGAAGGATATGTCTTTGCGTAAATAAGGATATCTCTTTTGAGTTCCGCAGAAGTCATGTTGTTTACTTTTAAGCCAAGCAAAACACGACCTACGTTTTCCATAGAGCTAATGTCCATTTCTTTTGCAAGAATCAAAGCGTCTACCTCACTATTGATTTTCTCTAAATCATCTTGAGCATTCTTCTCGTGATCTACTTCTTTGTACACCATTCCATTTCCAGGGTGTATTTCTAAAAATCTTTGAAGAACAGGATTGTCAGCACCCACAGTCAAGAATCCATCTTCAAATATGATGGGCTCTAAAACAGCATTGCCGTCTTGCTCGTCTCGGTAAGGACTCTTTTGATTTTTTGCGTACCTAAGAGGTCTGTTGGATTCACCATCAAAATGTAGTAATGGTTGTCTAGCTGAATCTTTTGAAGGTAAAATATAGCTAAGTGGAGCAGCGTCCCTGTTTAGTCTATACACCTTTGTATTTAAAACTTTATTTTTTTTCATTTGATTTAATATTAAAATTTATAAAAATATCTAGAGGGGTGGAGTCCACCCCCCTGATATTATTTAATTACTTCTTATTGTCCAAACAACACAAAGTTGTTAGCACCTAAAGTACAAAGCGAACGCTCAGACAGGAAGTGTACTTCCATTGCGTCTAAGCTTGAAGTTCGTGCTCCACCAGCTGAACCAGTAATCCAAGTTTTATATCTTCGATCTTCAGTTTCGCTAGCTCTATAACGAACGTGCAAGAATGGACGCTTAGCGTTTTTACCTAGGATTTGGTCATAAACAGTAGTTGATCCAGCAGGAACAAGAATACCATTTACTTCACCACCTTGAATGTCTCCACGCATTGTTGGATCGTTCAAGTATTTCCAGTCAGTCTTGTAGAAGTCATAACCTCTGCGGAATCCTGAGAATCCAAGATTCAAGGCCATATCTTCATCATTGTCAAAGAGACCGTATGAAGTACCACCTGGGTTTCCGTAAGAGTTTTGTTGTGACAACATATCATCAATAGCAAAGCTCATAGTTCTGTTCAAGAAAATAACGTTTTCTTCAATAGCTCCTTGCTTGTCTAATCGCTGGATGATGTCATCAAAATCTCCAAGAGTTGCTGGAATACCTCCGTATACATTACCACGTTGGTTAACAACATAGAAAAGACCTTCAGAACCAGCTCCTGTTTTAGCAGCATTTTGACCTAGAACTGCAGCAGCTCCAGAGTTTTGCTCAGCAGGAACAGCTTCGATCATAGCAGTCTCTAGATAATCTTCAAATCGAAGACGAGTGTCATGCTCTGATTTTAGATACCATAGATATCCAGTAGCCCCATCTTCAGATGTAATTTCTACCCATCCGATTTGAGCCATGTCAGAACCTGATACAGCGTACTTGTCTTTAATGATGATCGGCTTGTTCTCAAAGATGAAGTCATCAGACTCAATAGAGTTTTCCATGCCTTCTGTTCCTTTTTTGAACTCAGATCCATAAATAAATACTGAACATGCAGTTGCTTTTGAAGGAGCAGTGCTGTTAGCAGCAAAAGTTTGTCCTCCAGCTTCGTAATAAGCCACGTCAAAAGTTCCAGCTGCATAATCTACAGATGTAACTACAGCTTTGTTTGAAAGCGTAGAAGCAGCAGTGTTGTCTGAAATCATTACCGTTTGTCCTTTACGGATAGCGATACCACCTGTACCAGGATTTAGTGCATCATTAACTGTAAAAGTAGCAACGTCATCAGCAGCAGCCGCTGTAGTGGTTACAAATTCGTATTTAGTGTGTAGTCTTCCCTGCTCTGCCCACTTTAGCAAATCAGAGTTAGTTGGCATCTCTGCGCCAACAAGTCGTAAAAATGAAGCGATGCTTCGGTTTCCGTAACGCTCGAATTCCTTTTCGTAAGTATCAGGAAGATACTGGTTAAGGAAGTCGAAGTTAGTAATATAGTTCGATTCTAAAGCCACGCGCTCAGCACTTGGCTGCAGATCAAAACCAGGGGTTGCATTTAAAGCCATTTTGTTTTGTTTTTAGTTTTTAACTTCTTTTTATACTCTTGATACGCAATCCTCGCCCTGAATCTGGATTCATTGCAGTTACTTTTAATCCGCTCTTGGGAGCTGACTGTGGAGTTTGTCGCACATCCATATTGATATTTTTGGATTTTTTAGCGACGTCCTCTACAGCATCAGCCTGACCCTGCTCATAAAAATAACGAGCAAACTTATCTGGATTCATTGCTACAGATAGCGCTCTGTGATATCCTTTTGCGTCTGTCAACAAACCTTCTTCGCTCATGAACTTATTGATAAAAGTCATAATGTTAGATTGTTTGGACTTCAACTCATTCGCATCTCCAGGAGAAAAACTTAACAAGCGATCATTGACATTGAACTCAAAACCTTTGAACTCATCACTGAAAACCTCGCTGGTCTTTTGTAAAAACCATTCAGATTTCTTCTGGGCTTCCGCCTGACTTGATTGCGCATCAGATACATATTTCTTGTAAGCTTCATAAGCTTCTTT